TGCTCTTAACTATCTTATCTCGGGGGACTTCTTTAGGGGAGTTCCTCTTGGTAAAGTTACAGTATTTGCTGGTGAAAGTGGTGCAGGAAAGAGTTACATCTGCTCTGGCAACATCATCCGTCATGCACAGGAACAAGGCATATTCGTTATCTTAGTTGATAGCGAAAACGCTCTTGATGAAAAATGGTTAATTGATCTGGGTGTTGATACCAGTGATGAGAAACTGCTTAAACTCAATATGGCTATGATTGATGATGTGGCTAAAACCATATCAGAATTCATGAAAGAATATAAAGCGATGCCTGAAGAGACTCGTCCAAAGATTCTTTTTGTTATTGATAGTTTGGGTATGTTGTTGACTCCAACTGATGTAAATCAGTTTGAAGCAGGCGAGATGAAGGGCGACATGGGTCGTAAGCCTAAAGCACTTACAAGTCTTGTTCGTAACTGTGTAAACATGTTTGGTTCGTGGAATGTTGGGTTAGTTTGTACTAATCATACATATGCAAGTCAGGATATGTTTGATCCAGATGACAAAATCTCAGGTGGACAGGGCTTCATCTACGCGAGTAGTATTGTAGTTGCTATGCGTAAATTGAAACTGAAAACTGACGAAGATGGTAATAAAACTACCACGGTAAATGGTATTCGTTCAGCCTGTAAGATCATGAAAACACGCTATGCTAAACCCTTTGAAAGCGTTCAAGTTGAGATTCCATACTCAACTGGTATGAGCCCATTCAGTGGTTTAGTTGATTTGTTTGAAGCCAAAGGTAAGTTGAAGAAAGAAGGCAACAGTCTTGTTTACACAACTAAGGATGGCGAAATCATCAAGCAATTCCGTAAAGCGTGGAATAACAATGACAAAGACGGATTGACTGTAATTATGGCTGAGTGGGAAGAAATTGATATTCCGGCAGTCGTGGAAGAAATTGAGGAAGCATAAAATGGAAGAAAATCAGATCATCGGTGTATGGGACACTTTCAAGGATTATATCCCTGAGAAGAATCGTGAAACCGCAGCAAATCATTATGTAGACTTTTTAGTTGGACAAGATGTTGAACTTTCGGTTCTCGAATCTGTCATGGGGTATGATAACCACCTTGATGCCGCTATTGAACTAGTCGTTGAAGAATTCAAAGACGAAGATCAATTAGAAGACGACGATAGCGATTATTACGAAGACGAGGAATAATCGTGAATTGGTACAGCAAAGTAAGCAAGGATATTGCTCACTTGCCAGGCTGTATAGATTACTATTACCTTGAGTTAGATCAAGCAAGAGCAGAGGTTAAAATCCACGGAAATGTGGAAAAATCCTCTGCTTCTTTGCCAGGTCTAGTTGCACACAGATTTAATCAACTTCAAGAAATTGAAGGTATATTAGAATATCTGAACATAGAACTACGCCGACTTCGTAGTAAAACATTTAAAAAATATTTGGAAAACTATCAACGAGCTCTAACCAGCAGAGATGTTGACAAATATGTAGATGGTGAAGCGGATGTGGTTGATATGGAAAAGATTATCAATGAATTTGCATTACTACGCAATCAATGGCTTGGCATCATCAAGGGATTAGATATTAAGCAATGGCAACTAAGTAATATTATCAAACTCCGAACGGCGGGCATGGAAGACGTTGTTATTTGACACAGAAAGGACTTGCGTCCTTTCTTATTTTGTAGTATAATAAACACACTATGTATATTGAAGATTTATTACCCATCCTGTTGCATACTATTAATTTGAACTCCTATGATCAGAAATTGATCGATAGTTTCTATAGTCAAATTAATTTTTCTGGTAATGCTTTTACAGAAAAGCAGGCCAATATACTGATCAAAATCACAAGAAAGTATGTTCCACAGATTTTAGCAAAACATGGGAAAGATATAACCAATTTATTGGATCATCCAGTTTACAAATATCCGCTTAGGACTGTTAATGTATCAAAACATATTTCTATCGTCACCGGAAAAAGTGGACATAAGTTTATCAAGGCACAATTTCCCTATGATGAAAAAGTAGTCAATGAAATAAAGCAAGAACGCCACAATTTTACCTCTGCATTATGGGATACAGAAGAACGAGCATGGCTAATTTCATTGCAAGGCCAGTCAATCGCATTTTTTAGAAATTGGATCAATGATCGTAATTTCACTACGGATGAAGAATTTCAAAATCTTGCTGATCAAATACTACCTTTAATCGAGTCTGTCGAGAAATTCGTTCCAATGGTGGTGATCGGGGGTGAAAACCACGAATTTGTCAATGTGCATCCTAGTGTTCCACAACCTACCAGTAACGATCTTGTCAAGACCATGTTTGAAGCACGACTGGCTGGTATTGAACATTGGGAAAATGACATGAATGAAAAGTTCAAAGAACTCAATGTTGATGAACTGGTTGTAAAATTCATAAAAAATGCCCCAGAGGCGGGATTTGGCATAAATTTGGAAGAAAATTCCATAATGGATTTAGTACCCATGGTACAAAATATGTCGCCGTGTCTCATCACCATACCAGGTGGCAATGAATTGGCAAAATTACAACAGGCTCTACCTATGCTAAAAGCAGCAGGTATTGAAAATAGTGAAATTAGCGTATTATTTCGTTTACCCAATGGAACAAACCAAGATTTTAACAATTTTGTCAAAGAGCAACAATTGAATTCTCCACTGTCAGAAAAAACAAGAGTAGTTTTCCTCAGTGGCAAGGTACCTAAGCCATTGTTTGAATCAGATTTAAAATTTAACTGTGTGATAAATTTTAATTTCTACAATGTTCACTATACTCTTGCAAATTTAGTTAAAAACATGCATAATGTTATTAATGTGATAGCAGATAAAAAACAAAAGGAAATACGGTTTGGCGACATGTAAGGTTATTATCAAAGATGAAGTGAATGTTAAGATTGAAAATTTAGATCTCGATGTTCGCAAGGCTTTGGTCAAGAAATTCAAGTATGAAGACCCTACTGCTCGCTTCAGACCCAGCTTCAAATTAGGTCGCTGGGACGGCAGTATCAGTTTTTTCGGTCTCGGTGGATCCACTTACATGAGTATGCTTGGATCAGTGTTGGAGTATCTTGAAGGTAAGAACTATTACATCGAAGTAGAGGATCAACGAGTAGCTACAAGCCTGGAATTTTCTGAGATTTTTGAGGATTTTTGGGGTGAAAAAACATGGCCCGTGGGTCACAGATTTGCGGGCGACCCTATACGCTTACGAGATGATCAAGTTGATGTTATCAATAAGTTTTTAGAAAATCCACAATGCTTACAAGAAATTGCTACAGGTTTTGGTAAAACAATCACCACCGCAACTTTGGCGAAAATTTGTGAAAAATACGGTCGAACTATAACTATCGTTCCAAACAAAAGTCTCGTTGAACAAACCGAAGAAGACTTTGTTAATGTCGGTTTAGATGTCGGTGTTTACTATGGAGACAGAAAAGATCTCAATAAAACTCATACAATATGCACTTGGCAAAGTTTGAATATTTGGGATAAAAAAAGCAAAAACGACGACGATATTTTACAAATTTCTGAGTTTTTAGCAGATGTAAGAACCGTGATGATAGATGAAGTACACATGGCAAAAGCCGATGTATTGAAGAAATTATTGACACAGAATCTCTGTCATGTTCCAATCCGGTGGGGACTTACAGGAACCATTCCAAAAGCAGAACATGAGTATCAAGCACTTAGAGCAAGCCTGGGAGAAGTGGTAAATGTTGTCAAGGCACATGAACTACAGGAAGCAGGTATATTAAGCAATTGTCATGTCAATATCGTACAAACAGCAGAGTGGAAAGAGTTTGGAAGTTATGCAGAAGAATTAAAATATCTCGTTACTGATGAGAAAAGAATGACCTATATCAGTAACCAGATTCGCAATATTGCAGAATCGGGAAATACCTTAGTCTTAGTTAATAGAATTGACTCGGGTAAATTTATCATCGAGCAAATACCAGAAGCGGTATTTGTATCGGGTGCAGTTAAAACTAAAGACAGAAAAGAAGAGTATGATGAAATTAGAACAGCTAATAACAAGATTATTGTGGCGACTTTTGGTGTGGCCGCTGTGGGTATTAATATTCCTCGGATTTTTAATCTGGTTCTTCTGGAGCCCGGAAAGAGCTTTGTCCGAGTTATACAGTCAATTGGGCGGGGCATTAGAAAAGCAGACGACAAAGACTTCGTCCAGATCTGGGATATAACAGCAGCCAGTAAATACGCCAAAAGACACTTAACAGAAAGAAAGAGGTTTTATAAAGAAGCCAAATACCCATTTAACATTGAGAAAGTAACATACCTATAATGCAGATCCTAACCTTAAATAATGAGATTTTTTATCTCAACGAACTACCCGAAGAAGTAGATGACGATCTGAGATTCGCAGTTTTAGACAACAATGACAGTTCAAATCCTGACTACTTTTTCATACCATTAATCTTCCTTGAAAGTTTTACAGGACCAGCCGCAGTATTGAAAATAGGCAAATTTGAACTAACTATGCCACTGGACTGGTGTGCGATTGTGGGCGACCCAGAGGGACCCGATATGGAGGTATTACCCTTGACTAGTCTAAATGATCGTGGATTCAAAACATTCTGTTTCAATCCATTGAGTAGTTTCCGGCCTGAATTCCACGAGATTGATATTGTTGATGTTTACCAAGATGTCAAGTGGTATTTTCCTAAAATGAAACCAGGACAACTATTATGCACACCATTGGAACCGGGCCCAAAACCCACTTGTGCATATTTTGTCAAAGAAGTTAGTCGTCAAAGTGAATTAGTGGACTATACAAGGTGCTGGTAAAATGGGATCACTCAAACCAGGCGCAACTTATGTTTACGAAAGAGTAGATGATGTAATCTATCAACGAGAATCTGGTTCTTCTCCTTCGTCCAGAGATGAAATTGGAAGGGATTATAGTTTACACGATCAGATAATGGAATCTCAGCTCTGGGGAAATATTCATCGTGCGGCAAAGACCAATCCTGCTTTACAAGAAGCATTGGATCGTGTTAAAGTAACATACTACCTAACAGCAGACTACGAGAAAAGATATGGTAACCGCCGCAAAACTTGATATCAAACGCGAACTACGAGCTGTAGATCAAAAAGACTACAACTTCTACGACAATCTAACCGACGAAGAAAAAAAAGTATTCAGTCCTTACATACTAATGCGATATACTGCTAGTGTACAGATGCCTGATAGAGATATACAAGAATGGTATCTGGAAATGACCAACGAAATGGTCAATAAAAATCATTGGGATTTGAGCAAAGATCACAAGGCATTATTGTGGAAACTGTTTGCTGCTACAGGCACAGGTGTTAATTGCTATCATCCATATTTGGCAGCAGGTAAGAAAGAAAAAGCCAACAAGATTGAAAAACTATTGGCAGAACTTAATCCAGCAATGAAGATGGCAGATATCAAATTAATGGCGTCTATGATGGATAAGAAAGATCGAGAAGAACTGTTTGATAAAATGGGTTTTGACAAGAAACAACGGAAAGAATACGAGTGATAGCATTAGTAGAACAACCACATAATTGCATACATTGCAAAAAGAGTTTCATGCAGGAGAAAACTCTTGTGGCGCATATGTGCGAACGCAAAAGGCGTGCTCTACAACGAGATGAGAAGCGTGTTCAAGCAGGTTTCATGGCATTTAATCGTTTCTGGCAACTGACACAGGGTGCTAAAAAACCCAAGACATACGACGACTTCGCTGACAGCAGTTATTATAATGCTTTTGTCAAGTTTGGTAGTTTTGTCAACAATGTTAATCCATTATATCCAGACAAGTTTATTGACTATGTGATCAAAAGTGGTGTCAAGTTGGATCACTGGTGTAGAGATGAGATGTATGAAAAATATCTGTTTGATATACTAAAAGTAGAGCCGGTTGAAAGTGCGGTACAAAGAAGTTTACAAACTATGATGGACTGGGCAGATGCAAATAATGCAAATTTTGCACATTACTTCGCATATGTTAGTCTCAACAAAGCAGTACACGATATCCTCAATGGAAAGATCAGTTTTTGGATTATCATGAATAGCGATACAGGTAAGACAATGATCGCTAACATGAGTGATGAACAATTGGTAATGATCTCTCCTGTATTTGATGTGCCATTCTGGATGAAGAAGTTTAGGCAAAGCCCGGCAGATGTTGCATTAGTAAAAGAAATATGTGCAGAGGCAGGAATCAAATGAATGACAATATTAAAAAATTTGCAGAGTATCATCGCATTAATATAATTGACGATAACAAACGTGCCCATAAACACACACGTATGGATGTAAAATATTTTCAGAATCCTAAAGACTATAACGATTTAACAGCAACACATGCTATGCGATACGAGACTGTAAAACTCTATACTGTAGAAATTGCAGAGAATGAGTTAGAACGCATAGCAGACTTTGAAGCCGAAGTATTCAACAATATGAAAGATCTAGGACATTATAATATGTTCGAACATCTAATGGATCAGAAAGAACAAGAAAAATATCTTAGGAACAAATATCCGGCAGTAAAAAAGGCTTACGAACATTATAGTTTGATGTTAAAATTAGCAGAGAGCGGTGAAGTATGAATTTCTTCTGGGGATTAATAATTGGTTATATTCTAGGAGTATTGTATATGGCATATCGAGCGAATGAAAATGCTAGAGTTGATAGGGAATAATATGAAGATACCAAAAGATGGAAGTAAATGGACAGGACACGGGAGTCACGAAGTATTTCGAGTTTTAAATACTATTGAAATGGATGACGGACATACTTGGGTACACTATTGCAATGATAGCAATGGTGCAAAGACCTATAGTTGTTATGTTGAAAGTTTTCTAGAACGATTTATAGAGACAGTCAATTGAAACAGAAATTCATTGATCTTTATATGGCCTGGGCCGCTCGTACAGCCCAATTGAGTCATGCACGTAGACTTCAAGTGGGTGCAGTCATCGTTAAAGATGACAGCGTGATCAGTTACGGCTACAATGGCATGCCTGCCGGTTGGGACAACAACTGCGAAAGTTTCGAGTACATGAGTGGGGATGTCGGTGGTTGGTTAGATCCCGAAGAGATTTACGAACAATGGCCCTTCGTTGAAGATGATATAGATCCCGATTTGGGATATGCTAGACGTTATCGTCTTAAAACTAAACCAGAGGTATTACATGCAGAATCTAATGCGATTGCTAAATTGGCAAAAAGT